TGGAGCCAGAGCCGGGTTGCCTTGTCGTCTGTTTTTGTTTATTGCTTGCCTTATTGTGGCCACAATGCCGGGCTAAGGTTTTACACAGTGCAGGGCAATAGTGCCGCTGCACCATAACCAAAGGTAACTACCAAAATGGCTAAGCACACTAACAAGCCCGCCACTAACAAGCCCGCTGTTACTGTTGCCCCGGTGCCTGCCCCCAAGGGTGCAGCACCCGCCCCGGCCCCGGTGGCCGCTGCACCCGCCCCGGCAACCGCCGCATGGGCAGGTTTTAAGCACCCAGTAACACAGGCACAGTTACAGCACTTTATTAACAGCCAGTGCGGCGGTAACCCGGCGCTGGTAGGCATTGTGCCGCTGCCCAATATGGTACAGGGTGCACCCGTGCCCTTCCTGCGCAAGGCAACCGGGGCGCGTGCCGCCATCATCAATGCCCTGCTTTGGGGCTTTGCCAATGGGCACACTGGCCCGGTCAACATGGGCGGTGCTTACCAGCACTTTAAGGTTAAGGGGCTTGCGCCGCAGGGCAACCTGGACGTGCTTGCATTGCTTAACGGCGGGTTTACCGCAAGTAGCAAAACATGGGGCCAACCCGTTGCCCAGCTAGTTGTGCTGCCTGCCCCGGCGCAACCTGCCAGCAAGTAACGCAACCCGGCCCTGCTGCATTGCAGCAGGGCTTTATTGCGCCGCAATATGTAACAGGGCCAGTTACAATTGGCCCTGCTTTTTGCTGCGCTGCAACAAGACGATGGTGCAGCGCACACGGACGATGTGCGACGCAACATGACGATGGTGCCAGATGACCGAGGACGATGGAGCCAGACGCGCGCGCCGACGACGGCCGACGACGAGGGGTGGCCCCCCCCCTGGAGAGATGTACCTCCCCTCTGACAAAGCCCAAAACACGATTTTGCAGAGACAGAGGGCCACGAAAAATATTTCGACGTGCAGAAAAATTTTACAAAATCTCAAAATCTTTGATCCTTGCAAATCAGGCTTTTCTGTGCATTATTGTATGCGTGTCCCACCCAGGAACACACCTCCCTTGAGTCTCGTGATTGCATCTCCGAGGTCCGTTGGCACCCCTCCAGCGGACCTCACTTGTTTCCCCCGATCACCTGAGTTAATACTACTCCACCACAAGCGGAGCCCGCAGGATGAGGTACGTGCTTCCAGTTCTCATTGCACTCAGTACCCCGGCCATGGGCCATGAGTGGTATAATGAGAAGCGTGATCCGTGGTTCCCGAAGCAGAGCTGTTGTGGCGGCACCGATTGTGCCCAGCTACTCATTGAACCCGGCGTGCTGGCGATGGATGCTGACGGATACATCATCCGTTTGACATTGGAACAGACCCGGCGGATCAACAAGTTCAGCCAAGCCCCTATCGATGCGCATATCCCGTGGGAGCGTGTGCAGCCGAGTGAGGATGGCAATTACCATATCTGCATAATGTCCGTGCACCGTGACAACAGCCGTCAGGGTGTGTATTGCTTCTTTGTCCCCCCGAACACGTAAGGCCCCGGTAGATGCCCCCCGCTGATTACGCCCCCTATAGAAAACTTGTACCCCCCGGTGGCGTAGCCGCAGCAATGACGCCGGAGGAGCAAGCTGCTCTTGCCCAAATGAAGGCTTCCAGAGAGCCTTGGTCCAGCTACCTAGCAGCCGGGGCGAGCAACATACTGAATACTGCACAGGGTTTTCTGCCCACGGCCCTTGGTGGCAGGGGCGACATCGGCGTAAGCGATATTGCAATGGGCGCAGCCACGGGCGCTGCGAACACCGCTTCCGGCGTCAAGAAGATGATGACGGGCGAGACCCCGCTGTTCTTGCCCGATGGTTCACCGAACCCGGCGGCGGTGGCTACATCTTTTGATGCCGCTGGTTATTTGACCGGGGCTTCATCAGCCGTACCCGGCGAGCCCAATAGCTTGCGGATGGGTGCTCAGGTGGCCCCGGAAGGTAAACCGCGAACCACGGTCGTTGATATCCCCAAAGTCAGGCCGCAGCGCGATGCACAGGGGTTCTACAGCCGTGCCGAAGAGGCATTGCTCAACTGGCAGCCGCAGAAAAATGCGACGGTGCAGCAGTTCGTAGCCTTCATGAAAGACTATGGTGTCAAGCAGCCGGAAATTGATACCATCACGCGCGCGTACCCCGACCCGACGATTCCGGCGGACCCGAAGTCATTGCAGTTTGCGATTCGGAAAAACTTACCGCAGTTCAATATCGTTCCTACAGACAAATGGGAAAACTACACCATGCCCGGTGGTACGAACTACCGGATGATGAATATTCAGTGGGCCAACCCTGACGCTACTTATGGCATGCACCCGTATCGCAATCCCGTGCATAATTCACCGGATAATACGCTGGCTTTTGCCCTGCTGAAGGATGACGTCTACACTGACCCCAAGACGAACACGGCAAAGAAGGTGTTGCGCGTGGAGGAGTTCCAGTCCGATCCTTCTCAGGAGGGTAAGGGTAAATGGGCGGTGCCTGCCAGCCCTGACCGCATTGACACAAAAACGGTAGCGGTCGACAGTCCGGACTTTCAAAAGTATTACTCCGAAATCGTGTTTCAAAAGCCGTTTGATAAACTGACCGATGCCGAAAAGCAGACGCTCGTGCGGGAAGCTGAGGCTAACTGGCAGAACAAGGGCCTAGGAAAGGTGACCTTTTACCGTGTTCCAACGGTAACGAAAAACCAGTGGCGCATGACTCGGGAACCGACGGACGCCGAGTTCTTGTACGAAGAAACACGGGACACGTATGGTCAGGAGCTGGAGGAAAGTGGTCCGGCCGCTACGCCGACAACTCCCGTGGAGGAGATGTTTTATAACGAGAAGTTTGGTCGCGCTCCCATGCCGTATGCCACGCAGGGCAGCAGCGGCATTGTCCCCATGGCGATGAAGCATTTGTTGATCGAAGCGGCCCAAAAAGGTCAGGACGAAATTGTATTTGCCCCCGGTCAGGCGTTGGTGAACAGGTATGCCACTAACGACCCCAAGCGGGCCAAGGGCTTGCGGGATTATCAAGACAACATTATCCCCAAAGAGCTCAAGCCGCTGTTCAAGCGTATCGAGCAGGAAAGCGGTATCAAGGGCTTGAAGGCTGAGGTCGAAGAGCGCCCGTTCATTGATGTAGGTAATAGCAACCTTGACCCGTACTCACAGGACCCTGTTCAGTGGTTCACGGAACAGGATCTTGGCGAATTTGACCTGCATGCCAACAGAGACGTTGATGCGGTAGGGGTGCTGTTCAACCGCGCGGCAAACAGTATTATGCAGAATACGGGCACCCCGGACGAAGTGTTCACGGAGCTGGGCAATTCGTACCAGGACATGCTCAAGGTCAATACTGATATGGCTGCTCAGAACGAACAGATCATAAAGCAGTTGGAAGAAACACCTACCGACCAGATTGATTCGCTTGCGGATTATTACGACCGTTATGAAAGAGCACTCGCGCGTCGTGAGCAATGGCGCACGAACATAAAGCAGGCGCAAGAAAAGCTCGACTTGTTGCCCAAGGCCCGTGAGCTGTTCAATTATTGGGAAACAAAGGTCAAGCGCCAACCTACCCCGGAAGAGAAAAAGGCGCTCGTTGTGAAACTGGCCCCCGAGCTCCGGGAGTATATCAACAAGTACGGCCTTGAATATTTTGCCAAAGGCGGTATTGTTGATTTGGCAACAATCAATGCACGGAGGCAGCGCAGTGCGTTCGCGTAACCAGAAACCGCCGAGCTTGAGCGCGAAACTGAAGTTGAAAAAGTTCCGCGATACGAAGGATACGACCGTGGCCAAGGACAACAAGAAAATGACGCAGTCCGAAATCAAAAAGCTGTTCAAGAATTGGAGATAACATGAGCAAAGTCACTACGATCCCGAGCTTCAATCCGTCCAAAGATGTGCGCGTTGACGAGATCAAGCGCCGCACTGAAGAGCTGATTCAGTACATCGTTGAAAACGTGCCCGATGGCCGCAGGCGCAGCCTTGCCCTCACCGATTACGAGCAGGCCGCCATGTGGGCGGTGAAGGCTTGTTTTGAATGAACGATATTCAGACACTGCCGGAGGACAAGCTCCGCTATCTTGCGGACTTGATGAAGCGTGCCAAGGAGCTAGATGAAAGCAAGCTGGCCCAAGAGAACTTCATGTCGTTCGTTCTGCAGGTCTGGCCCGATTTTATCGGCGGGCGGCACCATAAGATCATGGCGGAAAAATTCGAAGGGATAGCCTCCGGGAAAATCCGAAGACTAATCATCAACATGCCGCCCCGCCATACGAAGTCGGAGTTCGCGAGCTTTCTGCTGCCCGCATGGTTGATCGGCCGTCGGCCGAAGCTCAAGATCATGCAGACGACGCACACAGCGGAACTTGCCTTCCGGTTCGGGCGCAAAGTGCGTACTCTGATGGAAGGCGAGGAATACCGCAAGGTGTTCCAGCAGGTCGACCTCAAGGCTGACGATAAAGCCGCAGGCCGTTGGTCTACGCGGCAGGGCGGTGAATACTTCGCCGCTGGTGTGGGCGGTGCGGTAACAGGTCGCGGTGCCGACCTTCTTATCATTGACGATCCGCATTCCGAGCAGGATGCGCTCAGTCCGGCGGCGCTGGAACATGCCTATGAATGGTATACCAGCGGCCCGCGTCAGCGTTTGCAGCCGGGTGGCAGCATCGTAATCGTTATGACGCGCTGGGCCGAGAACGACCTGACGGGTAAGCTGTTGCGCCAGCAGCAGCGCGATATATTGGCGGACAAGTGGGAAATTGTCGAGTTCCCCGCGCTCATGCCTTCGGGCGAGCCGCTCTGGCCGGAGTTCTGGAAAAAGGATGAACTGCTCGCGGTCAAAGGCAGCTTGTCCGTGGGCAAATGGGAAGCTCAGTGGCAGCAGAACCCAACGAGCGAAAGCAGCGCCATCCTAAAGCGCGAATGGTGGAACAAGTGGGAAAACGAAATTCCCAAGCTCAGCTATGTCATGCAATCGTACGACACGGCCTACAGCAAGCAGACGCAGGCTGACTATAGCGCCATCACCACTTGGGGGGTGTTCTACCCGCGCCCGGACGAAGCCCCCAATATCCTGCTATTGGATGCGCGCAAAGGGCGGTGGGACTTTCCTGATCTGCGGCGCACGGCGTTGGAAGAGTTCAAGTATTGGAACCCGGAGTGCGTGCTGATTGAAAGCAAGGCGTCAGGTATGCCGCTCACGCAGGAGCTGCGGGCCATGGGCATCCCCGTGGTGAACTACAGCCCCAGCCGGGGTAACGATAAGATCACGCGCGTGAACTCGATCGCGCCGCTGTTTGAGGCCGGGTTGGTCTGGGCACCGGATACCCGCTGGGCGGAAGAGGTGATTGAAGAGTGCGCCGCGTTCCCCGCTGGCGAAAACGACGACTATGTGGATACCGTCACGCAGGCGTTGCGGCGCTTCCGCGAAGGCGGGTTCCTGACCCACCCCGAGGATTATAAGGACACCGCCGAGCGGGCTCCTAGGCAAAGGCTGTATTACTGATGTATTGTATGGCAAACTGGAGTTGCCCACATGGCTATTGACAAGACGCTTGATATTTTCAACCTTCAGCCGGGGCAGGGCGCTGAACTGGCGCAGGCCGATCTGGCGGATGATCTTGACATTCAGCTTGTGGATGAAGGCGTCGAGCTTGATGCCGATGGTGGGGCAACGGTTAGCCTTGCCCCGCTGCCGCCCGAACTTGGGCCGATGGGGTTCTACAGCAATCTTGTAGATTCGTTGTCTGATGAAGACCTTGCTGACGCCCGCAATTATGTGATCGATTCGGTCGCGGCCGACAAGACCAGCCGCAAGGACTGGGAAGACGCCTACACCAAGGGCCTTGAACTGCTGGGCCTGAAGAACGAAAAGCGCACGGAGCCCTTCGAAGGTGCAACGGGCGTGTTCCATCCGCTGCTCAGCGAGGCTATCGGTCAGTTTCAGGCTGGAGCTTACAAGGAGCTGATCCCTTCCAACGGTCCGGCGAACACCAAGATCATTGGCAAGTCGTCCCCGGAAATGGAAAAGCGGGCGCAGCGCATCAAAGACTACATGAACTACAAGATCATGTTCGAGATGGAGGAATACGAGCCCGACTACGACCAGATGCTCTATTATGTGGCGCTGGCGGGCAGTGTGTTCAAGAAGGTGTACCGTGATGAGGATCTGGGCCGCACGGTGAGCCCCTTCGTTCAGGCCGAAAACCTTTTGGTGCCTTACGCGGCCACCAGCCTGCGGACAGCTGAGCGGGTGACGCAGATTATTCCCATGACCCGCAACAAGCTGCGCAAGCAGCAGCTCGCCGGGTTCTATAAGGACACCGATCTACCGACCACGAGCTATATTATGCCGTCGGAGGTCAAAGAAAAGTACGACGAACTGGAAGGCAAAACGCCGTCGGCCATGGCTGCTAAGGAAGATGGCGAATACACCTTGTACGAATGCCATTGCGACTTCAGCTTCCCCAGTTTGGGCGATGGCGAAGACATGCGGGCTCCGTACATCATAACGGTGGTGAAGGAAACGCAGGACGTGATCGGTGTGCGGCGCAACTGGCGCGAAACCGACATGCGCAAGCGCCGCAAGGACTACTTTGTGCATTACAAGTTCACGCCGGGGCTCGGGTTCTTCGGGTTCGGCCTTATTCACTTGCTGGGCAACCTTTCGCAGTCGGCCACCAGCACGCTCCGCCAGTTGATTGACAGCGGTACGCTGGCCAATCTGCCCGGTGGTTTCAAGACGCGCGGGCTGCGCATTGCAAATGATCAGGAGGCCATCAATCCAGGTGAATGGCGCGACGTTGACGTACCGGGGCAGTCTATCCGCGAAGCCCTGATGCCGCTCCCGTACAAGGAGCCGTCTGCAACGCTGTTCCAGCTTCTTGGGTTTGTGGTCGGTGCAGCGGAGAAGTTCATTGGTACGCAAGAGCTCGGAATCGCAGACGGAAACAAGGAAACACCTGTCGGCACTACTGTGGCTCTACTTGAACGGGGGACAAAGATCATGTCCGCCGTCCACAAGCGCCTCCACGGAGCACTCAAAATCGAGCTCAAGCTCCTAGCCGAAAACTTTGCGATCGACGCGCAGGCGTACCCCTACGAAGTTGACGGCGGCATGCCGGAAATCTTTGTGGAGGACTTCGGCCCGCAAATTGATGTGGTGCCCGTCAGCGACCCCAACATCTTCAGCATGGCGCAACGAGTTGTTCTTGCTCAAGAACAACTCAAATTGGCGCAGACTAACCCTGAAATTCACGATATCTACGAAGCCTACCGCCGCATGTACTCGGCGTTGGGCATCGACAATATCGACGATATTTTGAAGCCGCCTGCCCAGCCGATGCCGGAAAACCCGGCCATTGAAAACGGGCGCATGCCCATGATCGCTTCGGGCGCACCCATGCAGCCGTTGATGGCGTTCCCTGATCAGGACCACGATGCACATATCGCTTCGCACCTTGCATTCGCAAAGACGCGGCTGGTCAAAACGTCGATGCCGATCTATGCGGTGCTGATGCAGCATGTATTCCAGCACTTTGCACTGAAGGCGGAAGCCGAAGCTCGGCAGGAAATTGGTATGGAGCCCATGCAGCCGCCGACGCTGGAACAGCCGATGGATCCCACTTCAATGGAGCCCGCCTTGCAGGCCGTGGTCGCTGAAAAGATCGCCAAGTACATGGTCGACTTCGGTAAGATGGAAGAAAGCATCATTGGCGATGCACCGGGCAGCGATGATCCCATTGTAGCGCTCAAGAACCGCGAACTGGATATCCGCGAAACTGAAAACGAGCGCGAAGCGCGGCTGGAACGGGAAAAGATGGCTCAGAAGGAGCGTCTTGAAAAGGCCAAGATGGCTCAGCGCGATCGGCTGGACAAAGCCCGTATGGCTCAGCAGGGCCGTATGAACACCCAGCGCATGCAGGCGCAGGATAAGCAGGCCGCGCTCCGC